AGAAAAAATAGAACAATATAGAGATGTTCCATTACCAGAAAATTATAAAGAAGAAGATAAAAAAATAAAAAAATGTGATTATTGTAAAGGATATAGATGTTTTCCTTTTGAATTTCTTATTTCAGAAAAAGAAGAAAAAAGAAGAAAATCATATAGAGGTATAATTTGTGATTATTGTATTGAACAAAAAGAATATGAAAAAGAACAAAAAACAATTATATGTTCTGATTGTGGTGGAACTTATTATAATACTTATGGTCGTTATAAAAGACATTGTAATAGTAAAAAACATAATGACTGGTGGAAGATTTGTAGATCAACTAATTGGAAAGAAGAAAAAGAATATTATACATATAAAGTAATGGATTTAAGAAAACTATGTATTCTTAATACAGAAGCAAATGGAAAGATTATAATAGAAGGTTATTATAAATTAAAAAAAGAAGAATTATTAAAAGAAATAATAAGAGTTGATAAAGAAGGTTTATTACTTATAAAACAGGTTTAGTTTTATAAAACATATATGCCTCATATATATATATATCATCTTTTATTTTTTTATTTAATATATTATACAACATTATATTATAAATTTGTTTATAATAATGTAATGTATAATATATTTTATATTCTATTAATTTTTTATTTGATGTATTTTTAGAAGTATATTTATAAAATATATCAGGATTATCTAATAAATATGTTAAATCTTCATCCATATTAATACTATCAATAATACTAATATTAACGTTAGACCAATCATTATTTAAATTTTCTTTTATATATAAATAAACAATACTATTTTTATTATTTTTATGATAATTAATTGTGCTAAAAATTGATTTTGTTTTATTTATATATATATCCTTTGTATCTTTAAATGATATACTATATATATAAGTTTCATTCATTATATAAATTAATTTATAAATAATAAATCATTTTTTATTCAATAATGGGATATTTCTATTTATATTTGTTTTCTCATAAAATGTTTATTCAGCTATTTTAAAAAATAAAAAAATAAAAAAATAAATTATATATTATAAAACTTAATGAATAAACATAATAAACATTCCGTGAGAAACAAAAATAGATATAACTCTCCCTTAAAGTATTGGTAAAGTATTCGTAAATATATTTAAAGAAGTTTATAATTATATATAATAATGACAGATTATATAGCATATTTAAAAAATGAACCAACTTCAATATATGATTATAAAGATATGATTGAAAAAGATAAAACTATAAAAAATGAACCAATATATTGTATATGTGGAGAACCTGTATTTTTTAAAAATGAAAGTAAATATTTTAAAAGAAAAAATAGTAATGCTACTATTCAAATGATATGTCATTTTTCTCATTATAAAAATAGTAATTGTAATATTAATAAAATATTTAATAGCACTAGTAATTTTGGAGTTACAATTAGTACTAGTCCAAATAAAACTGATTTAGAAAAAAGAATGGAAAGAATTGATATTATAATAAAAGGATATTTAAGTGGATATAAAAAACAAATGGAAATTAAAACAAAAATATTTAAATTAGATAAAATAATTAATATTAATAAAATTGATATTAAATTATCTGAAGAATTATTACAATTAAAAGATAATTTTTATTATGAAATTACATTTAGATATTTAGAAAATATTAATATTAATCCTAATAAAAGATATAAATTAATTGATATAATGAATAATGAAAAAAATTTTGGTATTTCTTATTCATTATATAATTATATATGTTCTGATTATGAAAAATTTAAAATATATGTTAGACAATTATCTTTAATTATTTTATATTATAGTAGATGTATTAATTATAATTATAATAATACTATTACTCATCTTATTAATGATTGTATTATTAAATTACAAAATAAAATTAATGATAATCCTGATAATATTATAGCTATTAAATATCTTAATTTAATTTTAAAAGAATTTTAATTATTCGTAAATATATTTAAAGAAGTATAATATATATATATAATAATGCCTAACGCAAAATATTATGCTAAATTAAAAGAGAAATGGTTAAAAGAACCAGAATTATATAATAAAGAAAAAGAAAGAATTAATACTTTTATTAAAAATAAATATGCTACTAATGAAGAATTTAGAATTAAATGTATTGAATATCAAAGAAGTCGTAATAAAAAATAATTTAAATACTAACAGGTTTCTTAGGTCTGCCTCTAGGTTTGGGAGGAGGTTTAGTTTCTTTTTTTTCTAGAGCAGAGAAATCATAATTAACATTTAATAGTTCATGATATAATTCATGTTTCTTTAATTTAGTAATTGGTTTATTATATATTGTCATCTCTCGTTGTTTATCAGTCCATGCGGCTTTTAATTCATCAGCTCTGAAAGGAGCGGATAGTTTTTTTAAAGTTTCTATATCATAATTCTGTCTAGCAGTTTTAAGATATTTATTATAAACAGGTTGAACGATTTGTCTTTTAACTTTAGATTGTAATATACTAGCAGCTTTAACTTTATCCATTTTTCTAATATAATATAATAAAAAAATAAAAAAAACTAGTTAAAAAACAGGATTTTTAATATTATAGATGTAGATTTATCATATAATATCTATTTTATATCTATACAGCATATCTACAACATCTATATAGTGTATAAATTTTAAAATTTATATTACATCTACCCATATATAAATCCTGTAGATGTGCTGTAGAAATATAAAATGATAAATATAATATAAATGTAATATAAATGTAATATAAATGTAATAAAAAATGATTTATTTAATAAAATAATTAATAAAAATGAATGAATACAAAGATGGTAAAATATATCTAATAAAATTTTATAGTAATCCTAAATTAGTTTATATTGGTTCTACTAAAGATGAATTACATATAAGATTTCGTAATCATGCTTATCATTTATGTTCTATTCATAAATATATTATAAATAATTTTAATAGTGATTGGAGTAATTGTTATATTGAATTATATGAAAATTATCCATGTAATTCTCAAAAAGAATTAGATGAATATGAAACTATAATTATTCAAAAATTTTTTAATGATGATAATTATATAGTTATTAATAAAAATAAAACTGGTGGTAATATTAAAAATAATATATTAAAAAAAGTAAAAGAATTTTTAATTAAACATATTAAAGAACAACTTGAAGATAATATTAAAAATTATGAATATGAGTATGAAAGTAATAAACCTGATAATATTAATGATATTAATATTAATAAAAAAATAAAAAAAGAAAAAAGAAAAGATACAGTAAATGATACAGAAAAAAATAAGAAAGCAAGAGAATATTATAATAATTTAAATTTAGAAAAAAAAAAAGAAATATTATTAAAAAAGAAAATATATAGAGAAAAACGTTCTGAAACAATTAATTGTGAATGTGGTGGTTATTATACTTTTAATAGTCAATATACACATTTTAAATCTAATATACATTTAGAATATATTAACAATAAATAATCATTTTTATTTAATCTTCTTTATATAATTGCTCTGAGCTACTCCTACACTGTTTCCCATAGCTTTCGTATCAGCTTCTAATTCTTTCATATCTGAAGAATATTTATTTGTCAAATACATTTTGCGTAACATACTCGCACCTATTTTCTTTTTAAATATTCTATTTAAAAGAAGAGTAATGCTATTAGTATTAGTATATGGTTCATTTGTTTTTATATTATTTAATAAATAATCACCATCTTTTAATTTAAAATATTTTATATATGCTGTTATAATTTGAAATAATTCATCATTAATATCTACCTCTTGTGTATTATATTTTTTACTCGTTTTGTAATTATTAAATATAAATCTTTTCTTTTTTATATCTATGTAGTTAAATTGCTTATCTAATTGTTCGTTATATTTTGTTGATATTTTTAGAAGACTGAAGTCTTTATTTCTACGGGGAGGTTGTAAATAATATAATGATAATAATAAATAATTCTGAAAACTTTCTTTATTGTTTTTATGATTACTTTTTAAATCATTATAAACTTTATCTAATTCATCTTTATTAATCCAATTCTTATTTTCAGCATCACTCATTGAAGTTTGGTCTCGTAACTCATTATTATAATTATCAAGAATTTTAGAATATTCATTATATAATGTTTCAATCTTTTTTGTTTTATTATTTGTTAAATAGCATTTAAGAATACTACATATTGCGATAAAATAATTTCGTTGAGTGTTGGGTTTAAAATGTTTAATTTTATCTTTTATATTTTCAATATTATTTAAAAAATTTAAATTCTTAATTGGTTTATTATCATTTAATTTATT